AACAAAATAAAAAAATGTAGAAACAAAAACAAAGATAAAATAAAAAAATATAATAAAAATTATTATGAAACACATAAAGAACAACAAAAAGAATATCAAAAAAGATGGAATGAAAAGAATAAAGAAAAATTAAAAGAGATGCACCACGCTTATTATTTAAAAAATAAAGATAAAATGTATAATCAACATAAAGAATGGTGTAAAAATAATAGAAAAAGAAAATCAGAACTAGTTGCAAAAAGTAGAAGAAAAAGAGTTGAAAGATTAAGAAACGAAGGTTGTACTAACGCTTGGAATGTTGTTACAAAAGGAAATAAGCCTAAGTATAAGGACGATAATAATGATATTTAGAATATTAATTGTATTAGGAATTATGTTATTAGTAATTGTTTTGGAGGAATATTATGGAGATAAGTGAACTTACATATACACAAAAGAAAATTTATTATTCAATAAAAGATTATATAGATAAATACGGTTATAGCCCTACATTTAGAGAATTGTGTGATTTAAACAGAATAAATAGTACTGCAACTATTCATTATCATTTAAAAAATTTAAAAAATGCGAATGTTATTGATTATCAACCTAAAAAAAGTAGAACTATAAGAATAATAAAATAAAATATTTAAAAAAATAAAAAAATATTATATAATATAATTAGAAAGGAGTGATTTTGTGAAATATTTATTAAAACAAAAAGAAGCAGATAATATAAAGTCAAAATTCAAAAATAGTTATTTTGTTGAAAAAACAGGATTAAGTGAAAGTTATGTGTCATTAATAGTAAATAGAAAAAGAGCGTTACCAAAAAACACTGCTTATATATTTACTAAAATGATAGACAGTGAACTAGAAATTAATGATTTATTTGAAAAAGTAAAATAGGAGTGACAATGAGTGTATTTAGAGTAAATAAAGATAAAAATTATATAGTTATGAGTAAAGAGCATCTAAAAGAAAAGAAAATGAGCCTAAAAGCAAAAGGTTTATTAAGTCAGATGTTATCACTTCCCGACGAATGGGATTATTCAATAGCAGGTTTAGTATCATTAAATAAAGAAAATGAAACATCTATAAAAACAACATTAAATGAACTAAAACAATTTGGCTATTTAAAGATAACAAAATTAATGCCTAATCAAACTGAAACAGGTAGAATAGAATATATCTATGATATATATGAAAAAAAACAAGACAGTGAAAAACAAGGGGTAGAAAATCTAGGGGTTGAAATTCTAGGGGTTGAAATTCAACCTGTAGAAAATCAATGGCTATTAAATAATAAAGAATTAAATAATAAAAAAATAAATAATAAAGAATTAAATAATAAAGTAAATTATATTATTGAGTATCTTAACAACAAAATTAATAGTAATTATAAGTCAACAACAAAAACAACTAGAGAAAAAATAAAAGCACGTTTGAACGAAGGCTTTACTTTAGAAGATTTTAAAATTGTTATTGATAAAAAATATTCTGAATGGACTGGAACTGAGTTTGAAAAATTCCTAAGGCCAGAAACATTGTTTGGTACAAAATTTGAAAATTATCTTAATCAACCTATTATAAAAAAGAAGTTGAAAGATATATCTTTACAAGAATTGGAGGCTATGCAAAATGAAGCAAATAGAATTTACAATAGCAATTAAAAAATTATCGTTATGCTACAATAAAGATTTTGACGAGGACACAATTAGAATATGGTATGATTATTTTAAAGATATAGATATACAAGTTTTTAACAAATGTATAGATAAAATAATAAAACAAAATAAATTTATGCCTAATGTATCTGAATTATTAAAAGAATGCGAATTACAAAAAAAACAAACTGTGTATAATATATTAGAATTAATGAATAAAAACAATTATTTTAAAACTGAAAAAGAATATGAAAAAGCAAATATGTGGCTTGAAAAAGAAATTATCCCTGGTTGGTTTTTAAACGATATGAAAAAATATTATAATAGTTATTTAGAAAATAAAAATATTAAATTATTAGGAGAGTGATTTTATGAAATATTTAGACTTAGCAATAGCGAATGAAATAATAAAAACAACTAATATAAAAGGAAAAGAATACGCAGAAGTTAATCAAAGAATAAAAGCATTTAGAATGGTGTATCCGCAAGGAACAATAGTTACAGATATGTTAAGTAACGAAAATGGAATATGTATATTTAAAGCAAGAGTATCTGATAATGAAGGCCATATTTTAGGAACAGGAACTGCTTATGAAAAAGAAGATAGTACATTCATAAATAAAACTAGTTATATTGAAAATTGTGAAACAAGTGCAGTTGGCCGCGCCTTGGGAATGGCTGGATTTGGAATAGATGTAAGCGTTGCAAGTGCAGAAGAAATCGCAAACGCAATACAAAATCAAACAGTAACACAAGCAGAAGCAGATAACTACACATTAAATTTTGGTAAATATAAAAATCAAACATTAAAAGAAATATATGAACAAGATAAAAAATATATTGAATGGCTAATTAATAATACGCAAGACGAAAGATTTTTACAACTTATTCAATTAGCAACCGGAATTGAAATACCAACAGAAGAAGAAACACAACAAAGACTAGAATTGATAAATAATATTAATCATTTAGTAGTAGATACAGAAACAGATTATGAAGATATATATAAACATTTTGAAATTAAAAGTATAAATGAATTAACAATAGCACAATTAAAAGAATGTGAACAAATTTTAAATAAAAAGAAAGAGAGTGATAAATAATGAATAAAACAAATGCAGTACAATTACATTTAATAGAAAATGGAACGATAACTTCGTGGGAAGCAATAAAAGAATATGGTGCAACTAGATTAAGTGCAATTATATTCAGATTAAGACACGACAGAGGAATGAAAATAACAAACGAAAGAGTATATTTTACAGATAGATACGGTACAAAATCACATTATGATATATATATTTATGAAGGAGAAAACGAAGGAGAAAACGAAAATGAATAAATGTATGATAACAGGTAGAATAGTAAAAGACCTTACACTTGAAAGCACAAAAAATGGTACATCTGTATGTCAATTTACTATTGCAACAAATAGGCCTGTAATTAGAGAAGGAAAAAAAGAAACAGATTTTATAAACTGCGTTATATGGAATAAACAAGCAGAAAATTTAGTAAAATTTCAAAAAAAAGGTAATTTAATAGGAGTTATTGGAGAATTAAGAATTGATAATTATGAAGCAAATGGCGAAAAAAAATATAAAACATATATCTTATGTCAAGAGATAGAATTCCTAGAAGCAAAAAAAGATATGACAAAAGAAGAACAAAAAGAATTCAATAATCTTAGTACAAAAACAATAACACAAGATAACATCAAAATTGAAGATAACGACTTGCCTTGGTAGGTGATAGAATGACAAAAGAATTCAAAAGTTTTTTCAAAACAGTTGAAGGTAATGAAGGTAATAAATGTCATTATGCTACACGTTTAGATACTTACGGTTGTGGATGCCAACACGACTGTAAGTATTGTTATGCAAAAAGTTTATTAAGTTTTAGAAATTTATGGGACAGTGAAAATCCTAGCGTTGCAGATATAAAAAAAATAGAAAATAAAATAAAAAAATTACCTAAAGGTATGATATTAAGATTAGGTGGAATGACAGACTGTTTTCAACCTATAGAATTACAACATAAAGTAACATATGAAACTATAAAGTTATTAAATAAATATGGAATAGGTTATTTAATAGTAACGAAAAGTCATTTAGTTGCTAACGACGAGTATATAGAAATATATGATAAAAATTTATGTCATATACAAATAACAACAACTTGTTTAGACGACGAACTATATAAAAAATTAGATTATGAAAAAGCAAGTCTGCCAAGTAAAAGAATTGAAGCAATAAAAAAATTACAAGATGCAGGTTTTGACGTTGCTATAAGATTAAGTCCATTAATAGAAGAATATATTGATTTTGATAAATTAAACAACTTAGGAATACAAAAAGCAATAGTTGAATTTTTACGTGTTAATCATTGGATTAAAAAATGGTTCGATATAGATTATAGTAAATTCATATTAAAAGAAAATAATTATCAACATTTAACTTTGAACGAAAAGAAAAGAATACTAGAAAAAGTTAAGATACCAACAATAAGTATATGCGAAGATGTAAATGAACACTATGAATATTGGAAAAATAATTTTAATCCTAATAAAGACGACTGTTGCAATTTAAAATAAAAAATAAGGAGTGATTTATATGAATGAAAAACATAATCAAATTAAAATGAACTTGTTTGACGAAATTGACGAAGAACAAGAATTGGTAGAAGAAAATAACTACACAACAAAAATAAATATACCACAATATGTTATAAAAGGATTACAACCTAACGTTTCTGATTTGATTAATCAAACAAAATATTATGAGTTAAAAAGAAAAATTGAAAAATCAAATGTAAGTGACGAGGAGAAAAAATTTTTATATATGGCCGCAACACGTCATTTTCAATTTAATTATTCATTAATAGCAGAATATTACGCACATTCAAATAAAGAGATGCAAGAACTAATGGAGCAGTCTGCGTTAGTAATAATTGATTTTGAAGATGCAATAAAAAACGGTTATACTGAATTGTTAGATAGATTTAAAAAGATAGAAGAAAAAGATATTTTATATAATGGTGATATGAATGAGGAATAATTTTGCAGTGTTTATACTAACACACGGCAGGCCTAATCGTGTACTAACATTAGATACTTTGAAAAAATGTAATTATACAGGCAAGTGGTACTTAGTTATAGATAACGAAGATAATAAAGCGAACGAATATTATGAAAAATATGGTAAAGATAAAGTTTTAATGTTTGACAAACTTGCTATTTCAAAAACGTTTGATACTTGCGATACGTTTGACGATAGAAGAACAATAGTATATGCAAGGAATGTATGTTTTAAACTAGCAAAAGAACTTGGAATTGATTATTTTTTAGAACTTGACGACGATTATACTGAATTTAGATTTAGAGTTGAAAAAGATGGTATGTTAAGAACTATTTATTGCAGACACATTGACGAAGTTTTTGAGGCGATGCTTGATTTTTTAGATATACCAAGTATAAGCACAGTTGCACTTGCACAGACGGGAGATTTTATTGGTGGTACAGAAAGTAATGTATTTAAACAAAAATTATGTCGTAAAGCAATGAACTCGTTTTTTTGCAAAACAAACAAGCCATTTACTTTTATAGGCAGAATAAATGAAGATGTAAATACATATGTTAATTTAGGCACAAAAGGAGAATTGTTATTTACTGTTGCAGAATGTTCTTTAGACCAACTTGCTACACAGAGCAACAAAGGTGGAATGACAGATGTATATTTAGATAGTGGCACTTATGTAAAATCAATATATAGTGTTATAACTAATCCTAGTTGTGTTAAAATAGGACTTATGGGACAAAGTAATAAAAGAATACATCACAAAATATTATGGAATTATTGTTTACCTAAAATAATAAGTGAAAAATATAAAAAATAAGGAGAAATTTATGAATAAAATGAATGAGCAATTATACAGAGCAAACATAGAACTAGTTGACAAAAACAAATTACTTGAGGAAGATAAAAAAATATTAACAAAAAGAATTGATAGTACAATAAAAATGTTAGAAGATTTTAAAATAAATTCGCAAGATGTAGAAAATCAATGGGCAGTAGAAATATGTAATATTATTATAAAATCATTAAAAGGAAGGTATATTGAAAATGATTAGGCCAGATTTTGTTGACTTCATATTAAAAGACGTAAACAGTAAAATGTTAAAAGACTACATAAAAGATTTAGAAAATAAAATTGAAAATATAAATGAAATAGTCAATAATGATAAAATAAGTGGAATTGAAGCAAAATTAATTATAAAAGACTTGTTAGGAAGTGATAAAGATTGAATTATAAAGAGTTATCTAAAGAACAATTAATAATAATACTAAATGAGATTAATAAATACCTAGACAGAATGAGTTATGCACCAGTGGTTGACAACCCTAAAAAAGATTTAGTAAAGATATTGAAAAGAGTTGATAAAGAGTGAGCGAAGAAGATAGAAATAATTTTAAAACATATATAGTTAAAGAAAAAGACTTTACTGATTTAATAATCAAAGATAAAGAAGATAACTATTATTATAGTGCTATGTATGTAAATGAATTACAACAAGAAATAGAAAGACTAAATAATATCATAAATGAATTAGAAAAATATTCAAAAGATATGTATTATGAACAAAAGAAGTTAAACCACTATGCAAGATTAAATGCTTATAAAGATGTTTGGTATAAAATCAAAGAACTAAAAGGAGAATAAATAAATGAAAAATTTAATCATAAGAATAATATCAAATAAAGTACTTAAATATATTAAATATTTGCAAAAAAATAAAATTGAAATTTTACAAGATAAAGAAGGCAGTCTGATATATATAGGCAAAAATAGTAATGATGTATTACATTGTTATTTGAATAAGCCAATAGAAATAAAAAAAGACAATAAAAAAGGAATAATATATAAAAGCAAAATATATTTTTTAGAAGGAGATAAATAATGAATAATCAATTATATTTATTTAATCCTTTTCAGATAAAAAAGAAAAGTGAAATTGAACTAAAAGATATTTACGAAGGCGTTTATAAAGATTTATTAGACGAATGTAATACAATGTTTGAGTACGCACATAATATAGAAGTGTATAGCAATTTGAACTACATTATAGGAGAAATTATCGCAAGATTACAAAAAGACGTACTAGAACTAAAAACAAAAATAAAAATAGATACTGCTATTACACAAACAGAAGAAAGAAAAAGATGGACAGATGGAAAACCGCCCGCAATGGCTTATTTTGAAGCGTTGGCAACACGTTTTAGTCAAGCAGATATAAATAAATTGGCAGATAAAGAATGTTCATTAATGCGTTTTAAAAACGCTTATAAAAGTACAGAAGAAAAAATCAATTCCTTAAAAAAGAAAATGGAAAGTATAAAATATGAGGAGTTTAATAATTGAAAAGATATAGCATAATAACTAATGATTTGGAACATTGCATTGAATGTGGGAGATATGGAGTGGAACTTCACGAAGTATTTTATGGCAGAGCATTTAGATATAAAAGTATTGAAGATGGATTAGTAATACCTTTATGTAAAAAATACCATCACAAAGGTAATTTAATAGGAATACATCAAGATGTAAAACTTAATATGAAATATAAACAACTAGCAGAAAAAAAATGGCTAAGTTATTATAATAAAGAAATTGAAGATTTTAGAAAGAGATATGGAAAGAATTATCTTTGATTTGTAAAATAAATAAAAAAGTGATATATTATATGTATGAGTAAAGCAACTATTGAAATGTTAAAGATTTACAAACCTTATAGTCATTTAGACTGGCTTAATTATAAAATAGTAAGAAATAATGATTTGACTTTTCACCATATAATTAAACGTGAAAATGGTGGCACAAAAGATATAACAAATGGTGCTTTACTTATACCTATATCGCATCAATATCTACACTTAATTGAATATAAAGATATAAATACATATATTGCGATAAACAAGATATTCAAAATAGTTAATAATCAATTAGCAGAACCTACTGAAGACCAAAGACAGATACTAGAATATTTATTGCAAGACTTTGAGTATAAACACAGAAATGATAAAAATTCAAAAGGCAAATTGTTAATAAAAAATGAGTATAAAAAAAGGTGGTTGTAGGTAGCATAGAGTAGAAAGTAATTATTAAATTCTTAAGACAAAATTAAGTTGTTATGTTTCCTATTACAACTTTCTACTCTATGGTGCTTATAAAAGCACTAGTGGTTTTGAAGCCCTATTTGTATTAATGAGTGCTACCTTATTGGTAGCATAGAGTAGATATAAAAAATAAGTTGTGGTATTCGTTGCTTATTATTGCAAAAATAAGTATTCCACTGCGTCAATTAGACTTTTATAAATACTAGTAATATAAAAGTAAAAAGTAGATATATCTATTCTATGGTGCTAATAAATGGCACTAATTGTTTTATGGTATTCATAGAAAATACTCCTAGAATAGGCCTTTTGGCCTTTTTCTTTACAAAAATCAATATTAATATTATAATATAATCAGAAGGGAGGAAATGGTTGAACAAGACTATTTTCTCTTTTTTTAGAGGTTGGTATGAATAGAAAATTAGTGTTTTACAGTATTTTAGATTTTTATCCTAGAAGAAACGAGATAAAAACAGTTTATAAGTCACTATCAATAAGTGATAAAAAAGCATATAAACATTATGTTTATTCAATATGTTTTGAAAAAGAATATGTTAAAGATTTAATGTGGGAATATTTAAACGACTGGGAGGAAAGTTATATAAAATTAATTGACGAGTATATCATTAAAAGAAAAAAACAAAAAAGTAATGAAGAAAAGAAAAATTAATTAGGAGAAAAATTATGGAAATAAAGATGTTAAAATTAAAAGATTTGAAGCCTTATGAAAAAAATCCTAGAATAAATAACGAAGCAGTTGAATATGTAGCCAATAGCATCAAAGAATTTGGATTTAAAGTACCAATAGTTGTTGACAAAAATAACGTAATAGTTGCAGGCCATACAAGATATAAAGCAAGCGATTTACTTGATATTAAAGAAGTACCTTGTATTATTGCAGACGACTTAACAGACGAGCAGATAAAAGCATTTAGACTTGCAGATAATAAAGTATCAGAAAAAGCAAGTTGGAACTACGATTTGCTTGAAAACGAGTTAAATGATATTATAAATATAGATATGGAGCAATTCAACTTTGAATTTATAGACGAGGAACTAGAACACGAAATTAATCAACTAGAAACTCAAAGACGAGTTGAAAACATATTAAATTTAGAGCAAGCACAGTATGAAGGCGCGGGTAAATATGATATTCCTATTATCAATGCTACGTTTGAAACAGACGAAATTAAAGAATGGATTGGCTTCAATTACGTACTAAGTGATAATAATCCTGAAGGTAAAGCAGTGCATTTTTTTATTGACGATTATCAATTTGAAAGAATTTGGAATAATCCAGATAAATATATTGATAAATTAAAAAAATATGTTGCAGTAACTAGTCCTGATTTTTCACCTTATGGAGATATGCCGCTTGCAACACAAATATTTAATCATTATAGAAAACATTGGGTTGCAAGATATCTGCAAGAACGTGGTGTTGTAATAATACCAACTATTAGAGCGTCAACAGACGAAAGAAGTTTGGAATTCTACTTAGATGGAGAACCTAAAAATGGTATTGTAATTATTAGTAGTATGTGGACTGATACACAAGAAAAATTAGACACTTTTAAAAAAGAATATAATATGATGTACGAAACATTAAAACCTTGTAAAGTTTATCTTTATGGTAAGAAAATAGAAGGATTAGAAGGGAATATAGAAGTAATTAAACCGTTCAGTCAAAAGAGATTTGGAGGTAATGAAGATGGCGAAGAGCAATAGAGGTGGCAGAAGGGCTAACACTGCTACACAACAAACAAACACTGCAAACAATACAACAAATACAACAGTCAATGCACCAATAGGAAAATATATTGTAATGACAGATGCAATGGCACAAACGTTAAGGGACGATGTTGACGATAGATATACAAGTGATGTAAGGGACGCAATAAAAAATTATATAAGTAAAGCAACAGACAGTAAAGGATTTTCTATGTCACAAAATTTGAATTATCACTTAGATAATAATACAAAATTGGACGCAACAGAAAAATTTATTGATAAATATATTCAACAAGGAATGCACCCTATTGGGAATGATGTTGTCTTAACTCGTGCGTGTCACGACAATTGTTTACAAGATTTAGGAATAAAAGATTATTCAAAAATGACAGAAGCACAATTAAAACAAGCGTTAGTAGGTGGTACTTATACAACAAAGTCGTATGATAGTTTTAGTTATGACGATAATAAAAATCCTTTTCTAACAGGACCAAATGCAGGTGGAAGGGAAGTAATAATAAAAGCAAAAGTATCTGCAAAAACGCCTATTGTTTTCGGCGCTAAAAGTCAAAGTGAAATTATTGTAAATAAAGGAACAGACAGAAAGATAACAAATGTATATTTTAATGGTAAGACTGCAACGCCTAGAGGACGTGGCAGTTTACCTCAAGTCGTTATAGAAGTAGAAATATAGGAGGTACATATGGCAAGAACAAGAAAAGATTATGATAGGTGGGGAACACCAAGAGCAATATGGAAGAAAAAACCGACAAGAAAGACTAAAAAAGTAAAGAGGGCGTAAATATGGCAAAAAGCAGTAGAGGTGGACAAAGAGGTAAAGGAACAGGAATTGGAGTTAGTTCAAGTGCAAAAAGCAGTAACTCTACACAACCTGTCGTTGCTTCAACAGATAAAGATTTAACACCAAAAGTTGGTAAAGATTATAGAGATTTCTTAAAAATGAGTGAGGACGAAAGAATTGACGCAATTGCACAAGCAATAACAGAAGATGTACCAGTTCATTTATCAGACAGTAGTTTTCAAAGAGTTGTGTATAACTTAGAATTTAATGACAAGCCTGAAGTTGTTGACGACAAAACATTAGATAAAATGAATGGAACAGAGATGTTTAGAACAGTAAACAGTGTTTACAACGGCACAAGGGACTTGTATTATTCTCCTAGTGATATAATAGACCAAATACAAAACGGTTCAACAACAAGAACAAGCGATAGTGGAGGAAGTGCGTTCGGACGTGGAATATACTATGCAACAAGTTACAGAGAAAGTACAGATTATTATGGAAGAGTAAGAAATGATATAACAAAAACCGCAGTAACAAGAGCAAAATTAAACGCAAACGCAAAAATAATGTCTTATTCAAGTGCAACGCAAGGAGCAAGAAGTGAAATAAATAGTGGCACAAAACTAGGAAGAATGCTTGCAAGATGTGACAGTCACAGTCAGTCGTCTATTTATGCGTTAGTAAAAGGTTACAATGTAATAGATAATGGAAGCGGTTATATAGTAGTATTAAATAGAAGTGCAACAACTATGAGTAAAGATATTAGACCAGCACATAGTTATGGAAAAGGATGGTAATAATGAAAAAAAGTAAAATTGACTTAAAATTTGAAAAAATGGACAGAAAAACTGCAAACAGTATGTTAGGAACAGGCGCACCTAAAAGAAAGTCGTCTACACGAAAAGTTAAAAAAGTCAGAAAAAAATAAAAAAACAGATAACAAAACAAACCTTTACTTTTATACAAAAATATGTTATAATATGTTAGTTAAAAGTAAGAGGGAGTGATAAAAATGATAAAAACATTAAAACGTTTTAAAGACGCACAAAAGAAAATGTATAATCAAGCATATATTGAAATAAAAAACGGTAAAAAAGAAAGTCACTGGATTTGGTACATATTCCCGCAATTAGAACAATTAGGTTATAGTAATACTGCTAAGTATTATGGTATCAAAAACTTAAATGAAGCAAAAAGATATTACAAAAACGACTATTTACGAAATAACTTATTAAATATATGTCAGGCATTATTAGATATTGATAACAAAACAATTAAAGAAATAGTAGGCTATGACGACGTTAAAGTTCATTCTTGTATTACATTGTTTTTACAAGTTGACAAAAATAATACTATTCTTTTAAATGTATTAAAAAAGTATTTTAATGATGTTTTAGATAAAAATACATTGATTATATTGGCGTGTTAAAAACGTCCGTTAGAAGGTGATTATTAATGGCAAATGAGCAAAATCTAAGACCTGTACGAAACAAGAAAGAAGCAAGAGAGTTAGGTAAAAAAGGTGGCATCGCATCAGGAATAGCAAGACGTGAAAAAAGTTCAATGAAAAAGTTGCTAAAATCTATGTTAGAAGAAAACGCAACAAAAGATGGTAAAACATATATGGAATTAGCAACTTTAGGACTTATTAAAGGAGCAGTAAAAGGCGATAGCAAGAATTATAAAGTGATATTAGAAACACTAGGAGAATATAACAACTCAGACGAGGACAAAAAAGATGGCATCATTTTAGAGTTAGTCGAGGCACTTAGAGATGTCAAAAGTAAATGAATTATTAAATCCTAAACAATTAGAATTTATGTTATATGACGATAAAAGAATTAATCTATTAAGCGGTTCTGTAAGAAGTGGTAAAACATATATAAGTTTATTAAAGTTCGCAATGTTTGTGGCGACAATGTCACCAGATAGTGAATTTTTAATGACTGGTAAAACTGTAACATCATTAGACAGAAACTGTTTAGGACTATTACAAACGTTAGTAGGAGATAATTTTACATATAGCAAAAATCAAAAACGTGGTACATTATTTGGACGTAGAATATGGCTTGAAGGTGCAAGTGACGAAAGAGCGGAAAGTAAGATACGTGGTATGACACTTGCAGGTGCTTATATTGACGAGTTGACACAAATACCTGAAAGTTTTTATTCAATGTTATTATCACGATTAAGTGTTAAAGATGCTAAGTTGTACGCAACAACAAATCCAGACGCTCCTAATCATTGGGTAAAATCAAATATAATAGACAATGAAGATATAGATAAAAAGATATGGCTATTTACTTTAGACGATAATCAAATATTAAAAAAACAAAATGAAGATTATTTTGAAAATTTAAAAAAAGAATATCTAAGTATGGGAGGCGTTTTTTACGAGCGTTTTATTTTAGGTAAGTGGGTATTAGCAGAAGGCCTTATATATAAGCAGTTCGCAAACAATACCGAGATGTTTATAAAAGACGAAGCAGTTGACGAAAATGGACAACCTATTAACTTTATGATTATATCAATAGGAATAGACTACGGAGCAACAGAAGGAGAAACTGAATTTAAAGCAACAGGCATAACATCATTATTCAAAGAAGTATGGACAATAGACGAGGAGAAACTAACAGGATTACATACACCTGAGGAGATGTATGACAAGTTCATTGAATTTTATCAAAGAGTTGTAAAACAATATGGCAAAGTAACACACGCATTCGCCGATTATGGAGCATTAGGACAAGTATTAACGTACGGACTAGACAAGTACTTGAAACAACATCAAATACCACTAACAGTTCAAGACTGTGTTAAAGGACGTATAATAGATAGAATATATCTAGACCAGATGTTATTTGCACAACATAGACGCTTTTTATTAAGAAAATGTAAGTACTTAAAAGAAGCATACGAGCAAGCATTATGGGACGATAAAATTGCAGACACAAGACTAGACGATGGCACAACACCAATAGACGACCTAGATGCAAGTGAATATAGTATGTTTAGTTTTTACGATAAATTAATGGTGAAAATAGGTTAAGGGAGTTGATTAAATGAAATTAGATAAATTTTTACAAGATAATTATAACTATAATCCTGAAATAAGAAACAATATACAAACATATATAGACCAATGGTATAGTTGGTATCAAGGTAACGTAAAATCATTTCATAATTATTTCATATACAATGGTAATAGAAAAGTAAAACAAAAAAGATATACATTGAATATGGCAAAAGAGATATCAGAGGACTGGAGTGATATCTTATGGAGTGAAAAATGTGAAATATCATTAAAAGACGAAACAAGTCAAAAAGATTTTGACGAGTTGGCAAACGAATTGGACTTGTATTCATTAATAAATCAGTCACTAGAAAAATCAGGAGCGTTAGGTACAAGCGGACTTGTATTAAGTGTATATGATATCATAGAAAACGAAGATGGAATGACTTTAGATACAAGTGATGCAAAACTAAGGTTAGATGTCGTTGACGTAAATAACATATACCCCCTAAGTTGGAACAATAAAGAGGTAACAGAGTGCGCCTTCGCAAGTGTAGAATATATCGATGGCAAGAAATATGTTGTTCTAAGTGTTCATACATTAGGAGACAATGGCAACTATATAATACATAATCATTTATTTAGAGATAGCAATGGTAATTTATCAGAGATTAAATTACAAGATACAATTGACGAATTTAATACAGGAAGCAACATTAAATGGTTCGTAATATTTAGGCCGTTATTAACAAACAATTTATTTAGTGATAGTCCGTTTGGAATTCCTCATTATGCAAACGCAATTGATAATTTAAAAACAGTTGACTTATGTTTTGACGAGTTCAAGAACGAGATGCAAACAAGTAGGAAACGAATTTTTGCAAGGGCAGATATGTTTAATTATGACGATGGAACACAAAAACTAGTTTTCGACCCTAACGATACAACGATATATCAACTACCAACAGGAGCAACAAAAGACGACTTAATACAAACTGATAGTGATGCGTTAAGAACAGGACAACAAATAGAAGCGTTAAATACTGCATTAAATATCTTAGGTAACAAAGTAGGATTTGGAGAAAATCATTATCATTTTGATGGCACTAATTTATCAACTGCAACTGCGGTTATAAGTAGTAATAGTAAGTTATTCAGAAGAAAAAAGAAATTAGAAATAGGTTACGAAAGTTCAATTTATGACTTAGTAAGTTCAATATGTTATGTATCAACAACATACGGAACAAGAAATATAAATTATGAAGAAATATCAGTGCAATTTGACGATAGTATAATTGAAGATAAAGAAGCAGAAAGTAACAGAGCAATGATGGAAGTAAGTTCAGGATTAATAAGTAGAGTTGAATACAGAGAAAAAATCTTTGGTGAAACTAGAGAAATGGCAGAGCAAGCAATAAAAGAAATTGACGAGAATAATCCAACATTAAAACAATTATTAGGCACTGAGAATGAATAGTAGGTGATAACCTATGTTAAGTGACGAGGTACTAGAAAAAGTAAGCGAAAGAATAATAAATAGAATAGAACAAGGTAATACATATATATTACAAACAATAGGCGAAAATATAAAAAAAATAGGCACACTTAGTCCAACAAAATCGCAACAATTAATACAAGTAATGAAATATGGTGGAGATTATAACAAGATAGTCAAAAGATTATCTGAAATAACAAACTTGAATACAAAAGATATACAAGAAATATTTAAAGAAGTTGCAAAAAGTGATTATAGATTTGCGAAACAATTTTATGATTATAGAAATATTAAATATATACCATATGAAGAAAATATCGCACTGCAAACACAAGTAAACGCAATAACAAGAATAACACAACTTAATATAGCAAAAATGATGGACCCGAAAGTGCTAGGCTTCGGCTATATAGATAGTATAACAGGTGCAAAAACATTCAAAGGCTTGCAAAAAGCGTATTATGACTTAATAGACGAAGCAGTCATAAATGTAGCACAAGGCAAAGAAACTTTTGATAAAGCAATGGACAGACAGATAAAACAAATGGGCGGCAGTGGCTTAAAAGTAATATACGATAGTACATATGTTGACAAAAACGGAGTAATAAAAAACAGAGCAAGACGCTTAGATAGTGCGGTTAGAATGAATTTAAAAGACGGCCTAAGAACGTTACATAATGAAACACAACAAATATTTGGAGAAAATTTTAAATCAGATGGAGTTGAAATATCAGTGCATCTTAATCCCGCACCAGACCACGCAGATATGCAAGGACGTCAATTTAGTAAAGACGAATATAAAAAATTACAAGACAACGGAATAGCAAAAGATTATAAAGGTAAAATAATAGATATAACAACAACATCTAAAAGTGGTATATTTCATAGACCAGTTAGTGAATATAATTGTTATCATTATATATTTAGTATAGTGTTAGGCGTAAGTAAACCTGAATATTCTGAAAAACAATTACAAAAAATAATAGACGATAATAATAAAGGATTTGTTATTGATGGCAAACATTATACAACATATGAAGGAACACAAATACAAAGAAGAATTGAAACTGAGATACGCAAACAAAAAGATATACAAATAATGGCAAAAGCAAGTGGGCAAACAAGAACTGTAAGAGATGCACAACAAAAAATAACACAACTAACAAAAAAATACAGAGATATATCTAAAGAAGCAAATATACCAACTAAAATGAATAGAATGAAAGTAAGCGGTTACAAAAGAACAAGCACCTAAAAAAGGTGTTTTTTTTATGTGTCAACATTCAAAAAAAGTTTGACTAATTAAAAGAAGTATGTTATTATATAATCAGATAAAAGCAATTTTATCTAATGTTCATTGAAAATTTAAAGGAGTGATTTTATGAAAAAAACAATGAAACAATTGCAAGACGAAATTATCAAAAAGTACAGAATGACTATTGAAGAAAATTCTACTTGCAGAATGAGAACACACGTACACACTAAGCAACGAAAAATATGTAAGTGGAAACAATGTAATAGCGTAAAATCAACGTTCACACTATTACACGAAATAGGACACTGTGAAAATAATAATTCTAAGATGCGAAGATGCGAACAAGAATATTATGCTACACAATGGGCTTTAGACAGATGCAAAGAATACAACATAGATGTACCTAAAAACATCATAGACAGATATCAAAGATATGTTTATAGGGAATTAGACAGAGGACAAAGACGTGGTGGAACAAATTATCCGACAAAAGAACAAATGAAATTAGTAAAGGAGTGTAATTAAAATGAAAGAAAAGTATATTTGTTGTATTTGTAATAATGAGTTTGAAGGATTTGGAAATAATCCTTGGCCTTTGAAACGTTATGGACGTTGTTGTGACGAATGTAATATGAAAGTAATAGAAGCAAGAATATCAAACATAAAAGAAAAAACACGAGAAGAAAATGCAATAACATTATTTGCAACTATTGTTGAAAACTTAGATAGAATTGGCGAAAGTGAAACGTTATCAATTATAACAATGATGTTAGAACGTTATACGACTATGTATAACAAAAGTCTAAACGATACAATAACTTTATTAAGAAAAGGTTATAACAAGTATGCAGAAATACTGAAGGAGAGTGATTAATATGATGTTCAAAGACTGGAATATTGAAGCAATAATAGGTTATAAGCCTAAAACAACATTTTATATGGATTTTAGTATTGCAGACAAATTTGGTGAAGATGCAATAAAAGACACATATAACAGAGCATTTAATGAATGGAAGCACGATTATGAATACTTAACAGAACTAGTTATGGTATTAAATTGGAAGTTGTGGGAACATAGTAAAACTAACGTTAGATACACTATATTATATAATGATTTATGGGAACAAGCAGATAATTACGCAATTGAAAATTTAAAAGGCAAGGAACTAGATTATTTCTGTAAAACAACTAATTAATACTAGATTTGCGAACGAAGGCACCTTACTGTATAATGATATTAGAAAGAAGGTGTCTTTTATATGCAATTATCAACATTATTAAGTATTCTAGCGTCAGTAATAGCAGTGTCAACGTTCGTTTTAAATAGAAAAGACAAGGCAATAAAGGACACTAAAGAAAGCGACGAGGAAAGCAGTAATCAAAGATTAATTGATTATAGACTAACACAAGTTGAAAAAAAATTGGACAAAATATTAGATATATTAGATAGTTATGATAAAGAAATTGATATAAGAATTGAAAAATCAATGGAGCAACATATTAAATTATATCACGGAGGGAATTGAAAAATGGCTTTAAAAGACGACGTTAATGATATAAAGAAAGAGGTTAAGAATGTGAAAGAGTTGAATAAACAAAGTCTTGCAAAAGAAATGCTTGAAGATTATAAAAAGCAAAACAAACGATTATTCATAATAATTATAATAATATTATGTATGTGGTTCGCAACAGGTTGCTATTTAGTTTATATTCTGAATGATACAGGCGTGATAGAAGAAACAACAACTACACAAGAGGTTACACAAGATAATAAAAATGGAACAAACAATTTTATAGGCAATAATGGAGATATAAATAATGGCGAAACAAACGATAAAGCAGACAAGAATAAAAAGTAAAACAAGATATAGAAAATCAAAAACAAGCAAGTCTAACGGCAGAAAAAGATGCAATACTTGTGGGAGATTTATGTAATGTTTGATTTTACTAAAGAAGAATATGAACAATTAAAAGAGCAATTAATGTTAAATGAAGAATTATCAAAAATACTAGAAATGGAAATAAAAAATTATTCAATAACTAAAATGAGCATTGAATTGAATATGAGTGTAAGCAGTATAAATAGAAGAATAAAAAAATTAAAAAATAAAATAAAGAAATTATTGTGATATTTTATAGATATGAAGTAGGTATTTTCTACTTCTTTTTTTATGCAATAATAAAAATGAAAAGGAGGAACACAACCTAGATAAATGTTTAAAACGCATTTTATGGGGAATTAAGCGTGTTTCTCTTTTTCATATAAATATATCAGGAGGTATTAAAAAGATGTATAACACGCCGTTTATGAATGGTTATAGTCCTCAAGTTGCGTTAGATAGAATAAATAATCAAATAGCGGAACTTGAAAGTATGAAAAAGCAATTACAACAACCCGTACAACCTACTAACTTAACACAAAATTTTCAAATATCACCTACTAACAAAGAAATTATCAAATATGCAAATAACATAGACGAGGTTAGTCGTGATTTAGTTATTGGAGATACTCCGTATTTTAGTAAAGATATGAGTGTTGTATGGATTAAAAACACAAAAGGTGAAATTAAAACTTATGAGTTAAATGAGATTATTCCTAAAGACGATAAAGATTTAAAAATAGAATTATTACTAGCAGAAATAAAAGAATTGAAAGAAGGTATAAAAAATGGACAAAGTGACACAATTATTAATGATGCAATTGAAAATGAAAAATCCTCAGATGTTTCAAATGATAGAACAAGCAAGAAAAAATCAAAATAACCCTATTGAATTATTTAGACAAGTAACAAGCAAATATACGCCTGAGCAAATAAATAACTTTTATAATCAAGCAGAGCAAATGGGAATAAGTAAAGATGTAATTAATCAAATGAAAAATGGTATTAATGCAAAATAGCATTGATATAAAATATTAAGAAAGGAGAATGAGAATGAACGGAAGCAATGGAATACAACCGACAGTAGAACTAGCAACTAACAGTGGTTACCCGTTTATGTATGGCAATAATAATGGCTTTTTTGGTGGCGATGGCATCTGGGCTTTAGTATTACTAGCATTATTATTTGGCAATAACGGTTGGGGAAACGGTTTTGGTGGAAATAATTGGAATAATGTAGCAACAACAGATTTTGTTTCAAGCGAATTTACTCAAAGAGATATAAATGATGGAACTCAGTCTGTATTAACTGCATTGTCTAATGGCTTCAGTGATACTGCAACAGGAGTATGTGGAGTTAAGAGTGAAATATTAGAAAATCGTTACGCAAGTCAATTATCTGCTTGTAACACACAAAGAGATATTTTAATGCAAACAAACGAACTAAATACTAATCTTTTAACAACTGCTTTACAAGGGCAAGCAAAATTAGACGAATGTTGTTGTTCATTAAAAGCACAAGGAATTGAAAATACTCAAAGAATTTTAGATGCACTAAGTCAAAACACAATTGACGATTTACGTTCACAAGTAAATGATTTAAAAAACACTATTACTGCTAACGGTATTGGTACAAACATCATTAATCAAGTACGACCATACCCAATTCCTGCATACACAGTAACTAGTCCTTATGTTGGTTTATACAATGGTTTTTATGGAAGCACAGTAATTTAATAGCATAATGTCAAAAGACAAACTCAAAAGAGAACTTGCTATGTATGAGAATAGGCAAGTCCTATTCTTTTTTTAAAGAAGGGAGGAATAAAATGATACAAGCATTACAAATATTACCGCAAATATTGACTACGAATACAGACGATATAAACTTTACAACAATTGACTTAAGAACAGGCAGTGCATCTTGTAACGGTTGGTTGCAATATAATAACGGTTCAAATAATTTTACTATAATAGGTGGTGGAGTTTTTGAAATAGATTTTAATGCAAACGTAACAAGTGCAACAACTGGACAAGTAGCAATAGCAATAAAATCAAATGGCAATGATATTGAAGGTACAGAAATAGATACAGATGTAACAACTGCTAATACATATACAAATGTTTCTTTTACAAAAATAATAAGAACTTGTCCTAGAACTAACACAACAATAAGTGTAGGCAGTCTAGCAACAATTGGTGGAGTAACTCCTGCAGTTGAAACAGAAATACCTACTATAAAAGATGCAAACTTAATTATCAGAAGAATAGCATAGTGAACGAAAATATAAATAATTTATCGTTAATATTGCAATTAATAAGTCTTGAAATATTATTTAAAGATTATAACAACTCAGATTTAATGAATGAATTGCAAAAACAAGACGAATTATTTTTTAAAAAAATAATAAAACAAAATGAAAAAATACTTATTTTATTAGAGAAAGGAGATGGTTAAGTTGGAAGACAAAGTTATTGAAAAGATGCAAGGCAGTATTGAAAAAATATTGAAAGAAGGCGTTAATACAAACAATTTAGATAACTTATATAAATTATCAAAAATAAAACATATGGCAAAGGAGGACAAAAATATGAATTATGATAGATGTTATGACAATTACGGCAGATATGACAGTTATGGCAAACGAGGTTATGATATGAAATACCGAGGACACGACCATTTAGATAGAATGTATGACGATTATGGCAGATATATGGAAAGTCGTTCAAGATATGGTGTAAGCGAAGAAACGGACAAGTCTTTTCATTATATGGTAAAAGCACTTGAAGATTTTATTAGAGTATTATATGAAGAAGCAGATACTCCACAACAAAAACAACAGTTAAGAGATACATTACAAAGAAGTATGATGTAAATGTATAAATATTCAAATGTTAATCCACTAAACAAATATGAGGACGACTGTGTTATAAGGGCAATAAGTTGTGCAACGAATAAGAGTTGGGATTATGTGTATGATTACTTAAGCGATATAGCACAGTATGAAGGGACGTTATTAGATAAAAAAGATTTTGTTATTAATTATTTAGATAGAACGTATAAAAGAATATATGAAAAAGGTAGCGTCGGTTATGTATCGTCATTGTACCCGAATAACACTTTACTTATAACAATGAGCGGACACATTGCTTGCAGTAAAAACGGAGTAATATACGATACTTTTGACTGTCGTGATAGACAAACAGAATACGTTTGGCTTGTATGTTGATTAAAGAGCAAATTGCTCTTTTTTTATTTTTTTAGTATAATTAGTTAGGTGATATTATGTTAATTGCTATTGACAAAAACAGTCTTTCAATTGAAAGAAAAAAAGGCAATGAATACATTTACTTGTTTGACAATGAAAATCTTGAAGATATAATGAAAAAAAATATACATTGTATGAATTATAAATATTGTAATTTTGTTGACATAAATTTAACAGACTATGAAATAGAATGTATAAAAAAAGCAAAAATAACAGACAAAGATTACGATAAAATACAAAATAAAAAAGATTATAAATTTGTGATTATAATACCTAATTATAACAACGACCACGGAGAATATAACGGCAAAACATTTTTAAGGAATAGTATAGAAAGTGTACTAAGTCAAAAATACAAAAATTTTCATTTAATAGTTGTTGACGATATAAGTGACGACACAAGTGTAGATACAATAAAAAGTTATAAAGACGATAGACTAATATTAATACAAAATACAAGAAAAAGATATAATGGTGGAAGTAGAAATGCAGGCATAGAATACGCATTAAATAATTTAGATTTTGATTATTTTTGTTTTTTAGACAGTGACGACTGGTGGAAAGATAATGATGTACTAGAAATAATAAATAATAGATTATATGGACACGATTTACTAACTTTAGGTTGTGAAATGTTAGGCACAAAAGGAGTAACATCTGTGTGTAAAAATGAAGCAAGAGAATATGAGGACTTATGGTCTTTTACTAACAGAGTATGGTGTACTGCTTGGGCAAGAGTGATAAAAAAAGAAAAAATTGCGTATTTTTGCGAAGATACCCTTATGGAGGACAGAGTATGGACTTATAAAATAGCAGACAATGTTGATTTCAAAAAAACAGTTAATTTGAAAAGAATATGTTATGTTTGGAATAGAATGAACACAAGTAACAGTGTATCGCTGGTAAGGAATTATTATTGGGACGCAAGTGCTTATTGTCATATAGGACATCAGTTACAATTTTTAGGAAACGTGAAACACAAGGAGATGCTTCCTATACTTGAAAAAAGAATAAACGAATGTATATCAAAATGCAATTGCGGAACGTATCAACAGTATTAAAGAAGGTGTTAATTTGAAATATATAATAATGTGTGGTGGGAATTACCCTAAGTGGGAAACTCCTAAACAATTGTCTATAATTAATGGTGAGGTGATAGTAGAAAGAACAATACGATTATTAAGAGAAAATGGAATAACAGATATAGCAATTTCAACAAACAATAAAGCGTTTGATTATTTAGATGTTGAAATACTAAGAAATGAAAAAAACAATTTTAATCAATTTAGCAATGACGAAAATAAAAAATCGTCAAGCAGTTGGCTTAATGCTTATTACCCTATCAATGAGGAGGTGTGTTATCTACACGGAGATGTTTACTTTAGCGACGACGCAATAAAAACAATAGTTGATACCAAAGTAAAAGATACAATGTTCTTTTGCGTTCCTGATAAACAAGATATCTTGTATAAAGATAGCAGAAACGAAAAAGGCAGGGAGCCATTGGCTTATAAAGTAGTAGATTATAAAAAATTTAGAAGTGCAATAGACGATTTATTGAAAATGATAGACGACGGTAAATTTGAAAACGCAAAATGTAAGCCGATAGCGTGGAATGTATATAGATATCTTAATGGATTAGATATCGGAATGAATGCACAAAGTTATGGTGATATAAATAATATATTTAGAACAAGAGGTAAATATAAAATAATAAACGATTATACAACAGATATAGATAAAAAAGAAGATATACAAAAAATAGAAAATTCAATTAAATTAGGAGGAGATAAAATGATAAAAGTTGAAGTAACAAAAGAATTCACATTAGAAAAGTTTGGAGAATTGAAAAACATACAAAGAAAGAATTTAAAAACAGAAGGACACTTGTATGTTGGAGATGTTTTTGAATGTAATGAAAAAATGTGTAAATATTTAACAGGAGATAATCCTTACAAAAAAACATTCGTAAAAGTAATTGAAGTAATACCTGAAAAGAAAAAAGAAGAAAAAATTGAAGATGCAATAGAAGGTAAAATAGAATTTACTGAAAAGGAATTAAAGCCAAAAGCAGTTATAAAAAAATCAAAAAAGAAAAAGAAATAGTGTAATTTTGCACTATTTTTTATTTTGTGTTAAAATCAAATTAGTTCAAAGAACAAAGTTGCACACGACACATATCATAGTGGAAAAGACCAACTTAAAGTCTTAAAAGTAAAGGAGAAAATGTTATGGAAAATAACAAAGACACTGAAAAAGTGGAAGCAGTAGCAGATACAAAACAAGAAGATACAAAACAAGAGGAAACTACTGAAAAAACATACACTAAAGAAGATTTAGACAATTCGTTTAATGCAGGAGTAAAGAAAGCAAGCAGTGAATGGCAAAAAGACGAAAAGTATAAAGAATTCTTAGAGTGGAAAAAAACTAATCAAAACGATAGCGAAAAAATTAGTGAGTTACAAGCAGAAATAAAGAAGATAAAAGAAGAAAAATCTACACTAAACAAAGAATATCAACAGTTAGTAAATACGCAAAAAGTAAAAGATAGTGATGCGAAACCTGATTTTGTTAGATTTATTACAAGCGAAGTAACAAGCAAAATTGACGAAACTAACGATTTTGATACCGTACTTAAAAAATTTAAAAGCGAAAATCCACAATATTTTGGAGAAGTAGTTATTAAAAAAGTACAAACATCGCCAAAGTTAAATAATAACAATGGCACAAGCACAACTAATAGTATTATGAATGATATTATTAGAAATTCAGTAAAATAGAAAAGGAGAAAGATAAAATGGCAGTAATAGCAAAAACAGACGTTGAAGCACTTATTGAAACACAAGTTGCAGACGAGATTTTTCAAGGTGTAACAAAAGAAAGTAAAGCGTTATCAATGTTCAGAAGATTACCAAATATGAGCAGTGATAAAACAAAATTAAGAGTACTAGACAGTCTACCAGTTGCTTACTTTGTTGACGAAACTTCACATAATGGACGTAAAAATACAAGTAAACAAGCGTGGGCTAACAAGTATATCAATGCGGCAGAATTAGCAGTAATTATTCCTATTAAAGAAAATTTACTTAATGACGCAGATGTTGATTTATGGAGTGAAATTAGACCAAGAGTTGTTGAAGCATTTGCAAAGAAAATTGACAATGCTATGTTCTTCGGTGTAGATAAACCTACTGACTGGAGAGCAGGATTAGTACCTTCAGTAATTTCTGCAGGAGCAGAAGTTGAAGAAACTAACAAAGGATTATATTCTGATATTAATGACGTAATGGTTAAAGTTGAAGAAAGTGGTTATGATGTAAATGCAATTTTAGGTGGAGTTGGATTAAAAGGTAAATTTAGAATGATGGTTGATACAACTGGACAACCTTTAAATACAACTGAAATCGGTTCTATTCGTAGAGAATTTATGGACAACGGAGTATGGGACAAGACTAAGTCAACTCTAATTGCAGGAGACTTTAGTCAAGCAGTTTATTCAATTAGACAAGATGTTACATACAAGGTATTAACTGAAGCAGTTATTCAAGACCCTAGCGATGGAAGTATTTTATACAACCTAGCACAAGACGATATGGTTGCATTACGTGTAACAATGCGTTTAGGTTGGGAAATACCAAACCCTGTAAACGCATTAAATGGAACTGCAAGCAGATTCCCTTTTGCAAGTTTAAAGCCAGAAGCAACTGCAAGTTTATAATATAAAGGAGGCGTTTTATGAATTTTGAAGGACAATACCTAACTTATTTAGAATATAAGGCACTAGGTGGAACTTTAGACCAAACGCCTTTTAATCTATTGGAATATGAAGCAAGAAAACAAATTAATATAAGAACACAAAATAGATTAATAAACGAAACTACTATACCAGAAGATGTTAAATTGTGTGTCTATCACTTGATAAATAAAATTGAAAATTATTTTAATACTATTAATAATGTTAGTAATAATATAGCAAGTGAAAATATTGATGGTTATTCTGTAAGTTATATAAATGCTACACAAATAAGTGAAATTATAAAATCTAAAAATAATGAACTAGACGATATAATTATAAGCGATTTATACGGAGTTATAATTAATAATGAGCATCTAATATACAACGGAGTAAAACAATGATATGTAATAGCAAATTAACTGTTTATCATATGAACGGTTATGATGTGTCAACTAACTTAGAAGTATGGACAAGATTTAATTATGACAACGTATGGTTCTTTGGTGGCAGAGGTGCAGGAATAAATAAGGGCTATGAAAACGCAAACGACGTACAAATAAGAATACCTTATAGTCAAAACAATGTTAGTATTGATAACTTCAGTATTGGAGATATTCTTGTAAAAGGCGAACTAAAAACTAATATAAGCACACAACAAGATTTAGGAAATTATGAAGTATATAATATAACTAGTATTAATAATAATAATTTTGGTAATAATCAACATATTCATTTAGGTGGAAAATAAAATGAGCGTATATATAAACTCGCTTGAAAGTATAAAATTAAAATTAAAATTAACAACTGGAGACCCTAACGGGGCAGAAGCATTTTTAACTAATACTTGTTATAAACATATGGACAAATACGTTCCTATGGACAATGGTGACTTAAGAACGAATGTATTTCTAACACCAAACACTATTACATATGCAAGTCCTTATGCAAGTTATCAATATTATGGTGAACGTGCAGATGGAAGTCATAAAGTAAAACACTATACGACACCAGGCACAGGACCATATTGGGACGAAAGAATGAAAAGTGCAGAAATTAATGATGTTGTTAAAGAAGTACAAAAATTTGTTGGAGGCAAATAATGGAATATAGTAATTTACGAATATCAAAATTAAGATTATATTTATTAACAGTTATAAAAACAATTAACGCAAATACAAAACAAATAAATGCTAATATGTTAAGTAATAAGATAGACAACTATTCATTAGACAAAATACCAGTACAAACAGAAGTTGAACGATGGATACTTGGAGATGTTGTACACAGGGACGTGTTTTCTTTTAGAAGCAGAATGGCGTACAGTCAAGATACAATTAACAATTTGAAAAATATAGGATTTTTTGAACAATTTGAAAGTTTGATAAAATCTAATAATGAAAAAGGTATATTACCAGATATAGACGGTATAGAAAGTGTAGAGTGTCTAAATTGTGGCACAATGAACAACAACGAAACAAATACGGCGGAATTTGATATTCAAATACAAATAACTTATAGAGATGTAGAGAAGGGAAGTGAGCCTAGTTTATGAAAGCAATAGCAAAAGTTGATTTTACTATGGGCGGCAAGAAATACATAGCAGGAGACGAAATTGATACAAAAAATATCAAAGTAATATCTATGTTAAATGAAAAAGGCTTTATTGAACCTCTAACATATAAGGACTTAGTTATTTTTGAAAGAGAATTAACAAAAAAGAAAAACGAATTGTAAGGAGGAATGAATAATGGCATTAGTACCAAGTGATATTGAAAAAGTAAAAAGAAGTCAGTTTTTAACTTACTTAGATACAACTCCTAGTGTAAGCACACCAACTTGGGCAGTATTAGGAATTGGTATAACTGAGTACGGTATAGCATTTAATCCACAAGTTGATACTGAAAAATGGATTATAGAAGATAACGCCAGAACAGACCACTCGTCTAATCAAAAACAAGGAAGCGTTACACAAAAATGTTATAAAAATGACGACGTTTTTGAATTTGTTTATGGTGGTATAGATAAATTAAATTACAAGTCACACGTTCTTGATATAGATATGTGGAACGGAACTGGTTCTAGTTATCCAGCAAAAATGAATGATGTTATTATAACAGTAACTAATTATATGGGCGAAAATGCAGAAATAGAATATGATATCTATTATGATGGAGACGCAGTTGAAGGAACTGTAACAATAACAGATGGTGTACCTACATTTGTACCAACTGCAAGTTTATAAAACCTATAAGGGTTAGGGTGAAAGCCCTGGCCCTTTTTAAATATGAAAAGAAAAGGAGATTATAAAATGACAGACAATTTTATAAAGTTAAATGAAAGTGATGTACTAAGATTAAAAATAAGAACAGAAAATGGTGAAGAAACAGGTGAGGAATTAGTTTTTGATTTAGAAGATATTGAATTACCATTAATTTACCAAGATATGCTGGAAGGATTAAAAAAGAATGCAAAAAAACTAGAAAATCAAATATTAATCATAGATAAAAGACAAGATGTAAAAGGCAAGAAATTAATGAGTAAAAACGAAGAAGATAAAATAAAAGCATTCAATGATTTTTATAAAGAACAAGAAAGACTTTACAATATGTTTTTAGGAGAAAACGGAGTAAAGAAACTTCTTAATGGAAGAAAATTAGGTTGGACTAGTTTACAAGAAATAGACGAAATTATAGAAAAACAAATATTACCATATATTGATATAGATATGAAAAAAATATCTGATAAAATCAAAGTGAAATATAAAAATGATACTCAAAATGAAGTGATAAAATGAACTATCCTGAGTACGCAGAAATAGACGGCAAAAAATATAAAATCAATACAGATTTTAGAGTTGCAATAGAATGTAATGAAATAGCAACAGATAACAGTATAGGCAACTTAGAAAGAGCAATGGCGATAATTTACAAACTATTTGGAGACGAAGGACTAGACGATACAGAAAATCACGTAAAACTTTTAGATATTGCACAAAGATATCTTGCTTGTGACAAGGAAATAGAAGTTGATAACAACGAAAAGCCAGATATGGATTATATAGAAGATATGGACTATATAGAAGCAAGTTTTATGTCGGATTATCACATTGATTTGGCAAATACAAAAATGCACTGGTGGAAGTTTTTTAACTTAATAAACGGACTTTCAAATAGCGAATTAGGAAACTGTTGTGTATTAAACAGAGTAAGAAACTTAAGAAATTATGATGCAAAAGAAATTAAAGACAATAAAGAAAGAGAAAAAATCATAAAGGCACAAAAAGCAGTTGAACTAAAAAGAAATAGACAAAAATTAACGAAAGAACAAGAGCGAAGTGTAGAGTTTTTATATGAAGCACTTTTGAAGAAAGGAGTGTGAATATATGGACGGTTATATAACTATTGGTGCAAACTTAAACACAAAAGACTTAGAAAAAGGCATAAAAAAAGCAGAAGCAGAATTGAATAAACTTGATAAAGAAGCAAAAAAACTTACAGACCAAAAATTAACTTTAGAAGCAGATAATACTGAATATGAACAAACTATTAGCAATTATGACAAATTAGTAAAAAAAGCAAAAGATTATGAAAATGCACTTAAACAAATAGACGAATATAAATTAAATCCTAGATATGACAGTACGAGTTTGATAGACCAACAGTTTGAATATGAAGATAAATTAAAAAATATAAATAATGAAATACAAAAGCAAACTGATAATTACACAAAAGCAAAAAGTAAAATAAATAGCAATAAAGAAGAAATAAGTGAAATTAATCAAAAAATAAAAGAAAACACAACTAATCAAAGTCAATTAAACGCAAAAGTACAAGAGATGGGCGATAAACTTTCAAGAGTACGTGGAATAGATACATTGAAATCGTCTATTGATGGCATCAGTAATAAAATGACACATATTGTTAAAAAGGCGATTAAGTGGGGACTAGCAGTATTTAGTATAAGAAGCGCCTATTCATTTATTAGAAGTTCTATCAGTAATGTATCACAATATAATCAACAAATTTCAACAAACATAGAATACATCAGATGGGCACTTGCAAACGCACTGAAGCCTGTAATTGAGTATATAATTAATCTTGCAGTAAAATTATTAAGTATATTAAGAATTGTAATCAAAATATTATTTAATTATGATATATTTGCAAACGCTGGTAAAGATGCTTTTCAAAAAGCAAAAGAAAGCAGTGGAGGAATTGCAAAAAATACTGGTACTGCGGCCAAAAATGCTAAAGAGATAAATAAACAACTAGCAGGCTTTGACGAAATGAATATATTACAAGATAACAAAGACAGTGGCTCTGGTGGAGGAGCAGGAGGTGGAGGTGTAGGTGGAACACTTCCTGACTTTGATTTATCTAAACTTCAGGGAGAAATGCCCGGTTGGGTTGATTGGATTTTAAAAAATAAAGATGTTTTTTTAGCCGCACTTGCAGGAATAATAACATTCTTGAAAATTGCGCCTGGATTAATTGAAAAATTAGGACTTAAAGCAGGACTGTTAAAATCATTAGGAATAGGCATCGCAGTTGCAGGACTTGTCTATGCAATACAAGGCTTACTTGCTTACTTGAAAAAGCCAACGTGGGAGAACTTTGGAAAAGTAATTCAAGGAATAGGTATCGCAATTATAGGATTAGGAATAGCATTCTTAGGACTTCCTGCAATAATAGTTGGTGTCGTAGTCTTAATAGTAGGAACAATAATCAAACATTGGAATGAAATTAAAGCATTTTTACAAAAAGGAATTGACTGGCTAAAAGGTAAAAGCGATTTTATACATAACACTTTTGGAGACACAATAGGAAATATCTATGATGCGTTCGTAGGAATGTTTCAAGGTGTACTAAATGGATTTGATAATATGTTCAAGGGCTTCAAAAAAATCTTTGATGGTATCATATTATTCATTAAAGGTGTATTCACAGGTGACTGGAAAAAAGCGTGGGAAGGTGCAAAAACAATATTAGTTGGTATCTTTCAAGCACTAGAAGGAGTTATTAAAGGTATATTAAATTCAATAAAAGGCTTCGCAGTTTCAATTGCTAAAGGTGTAGGTAATCTTGCAGTTGGGGCATTGAAAGCAGTAGTCAACACTATATTAGAAATAATAGAAAGAAAATTAAATACTCCTATATCTGCAATAAATGGTATGATAGGCGTAATCAATAAACTTCCTGGAGTAAGTATAGGCAAATTAAGTTATTTCAAACTTCCTAGACTTGCAAAAGGTGGTGTCATAAATAATCCAGGTAGCGGTGTTATGATAGGCAGTGCGATAGCAGGTGAACGTGGTGCAGAAGGAGTTATACCACTAACAGACAGTCAACAAATGGCATTATTAGGCGAAGCAATAGGACGATATATAACAGTGAATGCAAACATAACAAATACAATGAATGGACGAGTTATTAGTAGGGAATTAAAACAAATTCAAAATGACAATAACTTTGCATATAATAGGTAGGTGATAAAATGTTTTTAGATGTGAACAGTATTCAAATAAAAGTAGGTAATGGAAGTTATATCAATATGGGACAATATATTACTGAAGCAAAATATTCTTATAACAAATTGTGGAGCAGTGATAGTGGGAGAAATCTTGCTGGCACACAAAGTGGCACATTGATAGGAATATTCCCTAAAATAATATTACAATTTAGAAAACTTACAAAAGCAGAACTAGAAATAATTGTACCTATTTTAGACAGTGCAAGACAAACTGTTAAATATTACGACCCTAAAAAAAAGGCAACTGTTGAAATGCAAACATACACAGGAGATTATGAAATAACAAATAAAGGTATGTTAAATAGTGGCAGAAAAAATGAAGGCTTTAGTTGCTCATTTATAGCAATAAAGAAAAGGACGTGATTAAGTGAAAACACATACAAGTGCATTCAAAAATACTATAAAAGAATATGGTAGAGAAATAGACGCATTAATCACATACGAACTAGATGGAGAAACAATAGAGTTAGGTAATGAAGAACTTAACTCTATAACTCCATCATATGAAAGTAGTATTTTAAAATCTGTAATGAAGCAATTAATCATTGACAGTAATGTAGATATACCAATTAATACAGATATTGAATTTCAATTTGGCGTAAAAACAAGAGATAATAACGTTTTAGATTATAGGAATAATTATGATTATGTTACATTTGGACATTATATAGTAAAAGAAATAGAAAAAAAAGAAGATACACAAAGTTATGAAATAAAATGTTATGATAAAATGTTATACGCAATGCAAGATTATGAGATGTTAGATATAACATACCCTATAACTATAAGAAGTTATATAAACACAATAGCAAGTAAATTAGGCTTAGTATTTAAAAATTCTAGTGACACATTCCCTAATTATGATAAAGAAATAACACAAGAATTATTTTATTCAAGAGAAACACAAATAATTGAAGAGGAAGGCCAAGAGCCGACAGAAACAACTATATATACATCTTTAGGTTATACATACAGAGATATATTAGACCAACTTGCACAAGTAACTGCAAGTACAATTTGCATTAATGAAAATGACGACGAATTGGAATTAAGATATATCAATAATATTAGAGGACTACCTGAAGAATATCAGGAATTAGAATATATACAAAGTAATGGAACACAATATATAGATACTGGAATGAAATTAAAACAAAATAGTGGTGTTGAATTGAAAGTAAGTAATATAACATACGGAAATACTAAATTATTCGGTTCACGTTCAAGTGCAACTTCAAATAACTTTTCAATAATTTCAACATCAAGTTCAATAGTTTTAGATTTTCAAAACTATAATAATAATAGACTAACTGTAAGTACACCAATTAGTGAGCCTATAACAATATCAATGAATAATCAAAAAATGCAAGTAAACACTTCAGATAAAAATATAGGCACATATTCTAATTTTACTACTCCAGGAAACGCTTATATCTTTAACGGCTCTGGAAGTTTTGCTTCAGGTTATAGTAGTGCATCTATGAGATTATATTATTGTAAAATATATGACAATGGAACACTTGCAAGAGATTTTATACCTTGTTATAGAAAATCAGATAATATTATTGGACTTTACGACTTAGTAAATGATACATTTTATCAAAAAGCAACTGGAGATAATTTTACAAAAGGAAAGGAAATTGGAGACGTAATCAACGACGAATACTTGAAAGACATAAATGTAAATTTTGGAGATAAATACGGGCCTATAAATTCAATAGTGTTAAGTAGAAGTGCAGAAAGTGATAACGTATATATACAAGACGAAGTAAGTGTAGATACAAATGGCTTATGCGAATTAAAAATCATAGATAATCAAATAATGAATTATGAAGATAGAAGTGATTATTTACCAGATATACTTAATCAATTAAATGGACTTGAATATCATATAAACGACTTTAGTTCAACAGGTATATGTTATTACAATTTATGTGATAGATATAATATAATAATAGATAATATCACATATAATTGTGTGATGTTCAACGACGAGATTTTAATAACACAAGGCTTAGAAGAAAACATACATACAGATATGCCCGAAGATAGTACCACTGAATATGACAAAGCAGACAAAACAGATAGAAAAATAAATAAAACATATATAATGGTAAACAAGCAAGAAAATACTATAAATTCTTTAGTTCAAACTGTTAGTAATCAAGGTAACGAGTTGAATACGCTAACAAATACAGTTCAAGAAACTATAACATCAACAGAAGATAGAATAGAAGTAATAGAAACTCAATTGGTAAATGGAGTAGAAAACGTAAGAAATAACTTAGTAACAATTGATATAAATGGTATAAATGTATCAACTAACTTAAGCGAAATACAAACATTAATGACTAACGATAAATTTGTAATAAAAAGTGGAGATACTACACTTGCATATTTCGGTTATGACGACGATATAGGTTCAACTAAGGCAGAAATGGATAATTTGACAGTTACAAATTATTTTGTTACAGGTTATCATAGAATAGAAAAATTTGACATAGATGGAGAATATCACACAGGTATTTTCTATATAGGAGAGTGAGTATATGGCAACATTAACGACAAGTTGGCAAAGTTTTGCAAGTGCAAGTTATAGCACAGGCTCGTCAACAGTAGTATTTTATTTAGAGGCAAGGTATACATCTCAAAGTACTGCTAATAATACAACTAATGTACAAACAAGATTAAGAAGTGATTTAACGAGTGGTTATATATCAGGAGCAGGTTATAAATTTACTTGTACGTATTGCGATACTGTAAGTGGAAGTGGTACGTGGAATTTTGACGACGAAACTATAACATCTGGAAGTGCAACAGTAACACATAACAGTGACGGGACAAAATCTATTTCATTAAGTGCAAGTGCATATAATAAATATTGGAATTTTACGAAAAATCTGAGTGCATCAGTTACATTACCTAAAATAAATAGAATAGCAACTACTACAAGCGGCACAGATTTTAATGACGAAACAAATCCAACAATAACATTTACAAATCCTGCTAATTTTCAATTAATACCATATCTAAACTTTTATGTAAACGGAGTTATAATGGTACAATTGACAAGAACAAAAGGAGCATATACTTCGCCTTATAACTGGGAAATAACAGATGCAGAAAGACAACAAATAAGAAGTACAATAACTAATGTATCAGGCTTAAATATAGTTGAAGGAGTGTTTACTTATAATGGAAATACACATATTGGTAGTTCTTCGCTTACAAAAAGATTTACTTTTGTAAATGCAGAACCTACTATGACATATACAACAACAGAGTTGAATACAGATGTAATAAATTTATTAGGAAGTAGTGACGCATCAACTATAATAGAAAACGTATCTAACGTAAGGGTTGCGGTTACACCAACTGCTAGAAAATCTGCAACAATAAGTAAAGTAAGCGTAACAAATAGTGGCGTAACACAAGATGCAACAACTTCGCCTTATCAATTAGACTTTAATATAATAAATAACAATTTTTCTATAACAACAATAGATAGTAGAGGCCTAACTGTAAGTGATACATTTACAAAAACATTAATACCTTATCAAAAAGTAAAAGCGAATAGTTTTAGTTTTAAAAGAATTAATCCGACAAGTTCAAACATAAGATTATTAGTTGACAGTGTTTATTATCAACAAACTTTTGGTAATACGGCTAACGCACCAACAGTAAAATATAAAATAGGTAGTGAAGGTTCTTGGGTAACAATATCAAATAGTTACTACACAATAGATACAGAAAACAACAAACTAACAGTTGATTATACAATAACGAACGCCATTGATTATAGAAGTGGTGACACATTTTATATAGAAGTGAGTGATTTACTTTCAAGTTGGACAAATAGCAATAATATTTCAAAAGGTATTCCTGTAATGGAGTGGGGAGACGACGAAGTACAGATTAACGGAGATTTATATTTAGGAGATGCGAACAGGGAGAATGTTATAAATGTAAGAGACCACTTAAGCGAACCTAATATAATGACTGCATATTTAAAAGCAGATTATACAATAGCAAATACAAGTACAGTATATGATTTAACAAATACAGAAGTGCTTGCATCAAGTGGAAGTAAATTATCATTATCAAATGGAAAAATAGTTATAGGAGCAGGAGTATCAAAAGTAAAAGTAAGTTACACTGCAAAAAGTGTAAGTGCGGCAGGTAACACAAGAACATTTACTTATTTAATGCAAGATGTAAGCGGTGTTGCGGTTGCAATTTCACAAGAAGGACATTGGTATGGTGGTACAAATTGGCAAGTAAATATTGGCTATGGACCAAGAGTTGTTGAAGTATCACAAGGAGATAAATTTTATCTAAGATGTTATGGACTAAAAAACAATTACATAGCAGGAAAGGCAAGTGATTTTATCCCTACATTTTTAACAGTAGAAGTAATTGAATAAGGAGGCTAATATGAAAAAAAATCTAGCGAATTTATTAAAAGTAAAAACAATAATAAGTCTAGCAGTAATATTTACAACTTGTTATTTAACAATAGTAAAACAATTAGATACAGAAACATTTATGGTGATAACAAGTGCAATAATTACATATTATTTCAATAGAAAGGAGAAAGACGAAAATGACGTATAAAGAGTTTGTAAAAAAATACAATAACAAATATACAGACTATGACGGCTATTACGGTTGTCAATGTTGGGACCTAGCACAACGTTATAATACAGAAGTTTTAAAAGTACCAGCAAGTGTTTTATCAGGTTGTGGATTAGTAAGCAATATGTTAATAGAACCTAAAAAAAGCGTATTATTAAAATATTTTGACGAAGTAAAAACATCTAAACAAGGGGACGTTGCAATTTGGGAACACGGACACATTGCGATAGTGGACCACGACAAATATTATTTCAGTCAAAATCCAAACGCTTGTAAGGTAATAAAAATAACTAGAGGCGGAGTACATTTTTTCAGATTAAAACAAAAAACAACTCCTGCAACATCAAAATATTATAAAAAATACACTGGCAAGTCTGCATCAATAGTTGACGCATTAAAGGCAATAGGAGCAGATAGTTCATTCAATAATAGAAGAGCCATCGCAAAGGCAAATGGAATATCAGGATATATTGGTAGTCCATCTCAAAATACTAAAATGCTTAATCTATTAAAGGCAGGCAAATTAATAAAAAGACCTTAATTTGACAGAAATTTTAAACAATGATATAGTGTAGTTGTGATTAAATTCACACAACAGAAATCACTCTTATAAGACATTCTTTTAGAGCAAGAGCAGGAAAACTGCTCTTTTGTTTTGTGTCAATTATCAATAAAATATTAAATAATATAAAAATGTATTGATTTTTATAAAATTATATCATATAATATAATTACAATTAATTAAAGGAGTGATTTGAATGAATAACGAAATAAGAAATGAGTTATTAATGTTGTTGCAAATGGAAAAGCAGACAGACAAAAAAGAAAGAAAATTAAGACTAGAATGGCTACTAGAAAGATTTGAATACGACATCAAAGATAAACTAAAAGAATTATATTATCAAAAACAACAACTAGATAATAATTTAGAAGTACTAGAATACGTAAAAGAAGAACTAAAGAAATATTAAAAAGATGTATTGAAAGATATATCTTTTTATAATGAAAGGAGAATGTATGGAAGATTTTGAAATGTATATAATAAGCAAGGGATTAAAATTAGAACAAATTGACGAACAAATTATTAATGATTATTGTTCAGATTTATTTTATGATTTAGAAGATAGTGAAGATTTAGATAAATTAAATATTTTAGAAGAAGAAATTAGAAGCAAATATTTAGGAGGAGATAAAAATGAAAATGTATGGTAATATAATCAATAGAATTCAAGAGGAGGCAATTAGTAAAACACCAGAAATAGGAATGGGCGTAACAGAATATTTATGGAGCGATAGAAATGCTTATGAAATAATAGAAGTTAAAAATGAAAAGCATTTTATAATGAGAAAATATACTGCAAAACATATTGGACCATATGGCAGTCAAAATTGGGAATTAATAAGTGACGAAAACAATGCTACACTTGATATGGTATACAGATATGGAAGTTGGTATTCAAGAATAACATATACAAAAGAAAGTATTGAAAAGGCATTAAAAAGAGATGGCTATGTATTATTAGACGAAAAAACGATAAATAAAGCAATGAATGACGGAGTTGCTTATAAATATAATAAAATGAATATTGTTATAGGTGTTGCAGATTATTATTATGATTTTGAATTTTAATATTTTACAATGTTTACATTTATAATAAAAAAATACTTTGACTTAATAAATAAAATATTATATATTATAATTATAGAAAGAGAGTGATAAAATGAAATATGAGTTAAATGAAAAAGAACTAAAGATGTTCAAAAAAATAAGTGATATCACAGATGTTGACTACGAAATAAAAAATAATATGATATCAATTGACACGTTAGTTTATGCTTTGAAAGACTTATTATATGAATACGGGAAAATTGAAGAGGAACGTGACGACTTAGAAAATGATATTAGAGATAATTACGAACCTAAACACTTCGACCCTTATGATTATTATGGAGTTTCAAGACACGATTTTTATTAATAAAAAAACGGGCGTGGACAAAAAAATAAGAGGGCGAAGAAGAATATACTAAAAACATAAAATTACTTGTTAGAAATAGGTTATGATATGAAAAAGGAGTGATTTTAAATGAAAAAGAAATTAGTATTAAAAAAAGGAGTAGAAAAAGCATTATTAATAGTTTTATTTATAATGATATTAATTGTAAGCAGTGAATGTGATAATACAATATTATTTGCTATATCACACATAATTAGTGGAGTAATAGCATTATTAATAGGAATGATATTAGTGTCTTATGGAAGGGAGCGTGATTAAAATGTATAAGACATTAACAATAAAAGAATATGAAAGATTATCAGACGAATATGATAAAGTGAAATATCAATGTAAAAATTGTGGACACAAAATGATTATACCTTATAACATAGATAAGCAAGTTTGCAGTTGGTGTAAAAATTATGTGTTCAAGGACGAAAAAGACGAATTCAAATACAGACTAGAAGAAAAAATAAGGAGAGTGATGTAATTTGCTACACATAAAATTTATTTATAAAGACGAATATTCTAATGGTGAATGGAATGAACAAGAATGTATCGTTGACAGTTTAGAAGAATGTATAAAAATTTATGGACTAGATTATTGTGAATATAAAATAATTGAAATAAAGGAGGTGTAAATAATGAAAGAAAAAATATATGAACATTTAAAAACTTATAAAAAATATAACACATTACAACTTAAATATGATGTTAAATGCGAAGAACTAGAAGATAAAATTTTTCAATATAAAACAGAAAAAAGACTTAAGCAATTACAAAAAGAAAATTATGAAAAAGAAATACAAGAACTAATTGAAGCGAATATAAAATATAAAGAAGAAAATACAAAATTAAAAAAAGAACTAAAAGATTTAAAGAAGAAAAAGGATTAATATATGAAGTGTCAAAATTGTAAAAAAGAAATAAAAGAATGTTTTACATCTAATGACAATAAAGAAATTTGTAAAGAATGTTTAGAAAAAGAAATATATAAACAAAGAAAAAAAATAATGAAAAAATATAAGGAGTGTAAAAATGACAAAAGAAGAAAAAATAGAATATATGAAACAATGGAGAAAAGACAACAAAAACAAAATAAAAAAATGGAGAAACAAAAACAAA